GTATTATGGCACTTTCAATGAGAGACTGGTGCTGTTTTCGGAAGCCCTGATGCGCTGGTGGGATGAGATGACTCTTTTTTATGGTGGCGTCGTTCTCCCCATCTCCGTCATGCCTTCGGGTTTTGTGATGACGCTTCCAATGAACTCGGCTATGAATCAATTGCTTGCGATCTGCAATATATTGCGATTTGCTCAGAAGGAAGGATTAGATCCGCCGGCTGATCATACCACTTGGATAAGGCATAAAGCGCTTGGTGATGACAGCCAGACTGCTATAAAACCAGCCTTTGCAGCAGCATGTCGCAGGGCAGGGATACCGGTTTACAGCGCAGTTGAGTTTTCCGAGGTAATGCTGGAGTTTGGTATAACTTCAACTCTTGGAGATAAATCTGATGGTGCAAATTTGCGCTACCAGGAACCGGCGAAATTGGTGTTCCTTCAGCATGTAATGTATTACCTCAAAATCCCTGCTTATACCATTAAGGAAATAGAGGAAGATCCAAGTCGTCGTGATGTTAAGGTATTGGTGGCAGCCGCGCCATTGAAGGCTCCTGTTTTGGTTAAGATGTTAGCTAAACAGGATTCATCTTCTGTTGTTGACCCGAAATTCCTTTTGCGTGACCAAGTTTACATCTTATTGGGCGAATTGGTTCCTTATGGAAAGAGACGATTTGATAAATTCGTTTCCGCCGTTCGGAGGTTTCAGCATCCTTATTGGAAAACTGAGGAGATGAATTTTGAGTATGAGACTCATTTCAATTGGAATTTTTGGCTTGATAGGTACGTTCAAAAATTTTGCCGTAATGGAAAGTTGGACCCGGCCATAATTCGTCAAAGGGAGCGAAACAAGGTATCTTTTGAAGTCCTCAAGAAAGAGCTCAACCCTAATGGGATTGAGGAGCTCGATTATGAGGCCTTAACCTAACGGTAATGGAGCGTGGGTGCGCTCCTTAAATATACACCCAATTTTATGGTTGGCACCATGAACGGGTCCTCTGGACTGTTCGAACGCTCTTTTTCATTCACGATCCGCTTAGTTTTCCTTCCTTAGTTTTGCGTGGGTGAAATCGTATTAGGAAATGTTGTGCTAGTGCGAGATACTCGGTCTGATCTCGTACCTTATTTTAGACCTGCAAGTTTATCAGAAACACAGACGACTGCTGACGTCCAGATTCAGCAGACATTCGCTTTTGATGATAGCGAAAAACAGTTTATTCAGACTGTTAGGGAGGGTGAAGATCCCTCCCATGATTGGGGATCTTACTCTGATGTTGATTTAGCAAATTGGCTTGAGAGACCCATATTGGCCACGACCAAGATTTGGAATGTGGGAGATCCTTTTCCGGAGATATATTTTAATCCCTGGTCCGCCTTTTTAGACAGCCCAAGTGTGGCCCAAAAGCTGTCAAATTTTTACCTGCTGCGTTGTAAGATGCATATGAAGGTGATCGTTAATGGTTCTCAGATGCATTATGGTAGGGGTCTTATTTCTTATAGACCGCTCCTCTCTGAGCCTGGGGAGGTTTTCCAGAAGATTGGTGCTATTGAACCTTTTGGACAGATAGGTTATGATGACTCTACTAATTTGAACCTTAGCAATCCTGAGGAAGTTTGCATTATGACTCAAAGCCAATGGCCCAAAATCTTTATTGACCCAGGGCAGTCCATGGGCGGTGAGATGGAGTTCCCTTTCTTTTTTGGAGCAAACTGGTTTAGAATTCCCAACAGAGATTGGATTGCTAACCCTTCTGCTTTGAATACTGGCATGACTGTGCCCGGAGGAGATGGCTCAGTTAACACCGTCAATGGGCCACCACCCAATATATCTTTGGGCCCCTACGGTTGCAGGAAGATGCACATGGGAGTGGTCCATAGTTGCAATTTGGCTGAATTGAAGCATGCCAATGGTGCTGACGATCCAGTAACTATTCAAGTTTTCTTGTGGGCCTCAGATGTGAAATTTTCCGTGCCGACAGCAGTCCCTCATCCAGCGGTTGATTCCATCTCGGCCACGAGTGAGGCCGTTTTTGAGCCACATATGCGTTCTGTTTATGTTCCAAATTTTTTGGGTGATTTGGCCAAGCCCGCTTCTCCAGATATAGCTGGTAGGTTGGAAGTGGGAGACTCCTCTCTCGCCACGGATGAAGCAACGGTAGGCCTTGGCAAGACTGATGAAATGTCGATTTCTGCAATCGCTCAGCGTGAGTGCTGGTTGGATCGTTTTACGTGGGCGGTAGATGACCCGGCTGAAACGCCAATTTGGTCGTGCAGGGTTACACCACAGTATTTTAAGCGTCAGCAGAGTTTCAGTGAGAATGTATCCGGCATTCCGTGCATGCAGCCGACGCCTTCAGCCTATGCTTCTTTGCCTTTTGGTTATTGGCGTGGCTCTATGAAGTACCGGATTCAGGTTGTTGCCTCCAATTTGCATAGAGGGCGGCTTCGTATCGTTTATGATCCCGTTGCCGACATTCATGCTCGTTCAAACGTCAATCTTTATCCTGAATCTTTGATGAATCAGCAGTATAGTCGCACTGTTGATATAGCTGGAGATTCTGGCAGAGATTTTTGTTTTGAAGTGGGTTATATGCAAGAGAAACCTTATTTGTCCCTTTTGCAGCTGGAAGCGAGAAATAGTGAGGGGCTTAATAACCAGAATTTTGATTGGAATAATTATGGCTCACTTGTCCCTACTCCTGCTAGTGGCAATAGGTTGGCCCCTACTCAGACCACCAATGGTCAGATAACAATTTATGTGTTGAATAGGTTGGCGGTTCCAGCCACTGGGCCTGATATCAACAATGACGTTAAGGTCAATGTTTTCACATCTGCCGGCGAAGACATGGATTTTCAGATGCCCACGGCCAGAAATCTTGACATGATGTCCTTTGTGGATCCTACCGGTTTTCCAATCAATTGGCGCAATGATTCTGATGGTGTTCCCGAAGCACTCGGCAATGAAGCTTTGCGCCGCAAGGAAAAGTTCCCCAAGAAGATGAAGAAGAAGAAGACGGCCAGATTTGAA